CCTTGCAGAAGCGGTATACCTGGTTCGTGAAGTGTCCGCCTATATCCATGCAGGCGCAAATAATTTTTAGTTTCGTTCCGTCCGGCTTTGTGAATGTCTGGGCAAGAAAAGCGTCAAGGTCTTTCCATACCTGATCTTGTTTCAGATCCCCGTAAATGGCCGCGTACTTTATGCCCCAGCTTTCATAGTCCACGCCCCAGCCCACCACTTCCACTTCAAAGCGATCGTCCTGCGTGTCAACGCCCGCTGTCAGGTACAGGACTTCCGGCGGAACTTCGCAATTATAGCGTTCCCGGCGCTTCATAAGAGCGCTTTCGTCAACCTCCGTCCCTTCTTCCTCCCACGTCTGGCCCATTTTCGTGTTTGTCCAGGACTTCAATTCTTCTATGTTGCCTTTCTTCTTTTCCTCATTCGCAAGCAGGAACTTTTCCACAATGTCCCGCCAGCGGGCCAGACTTGATCCCAGGGCGTTAAGGTGGAAGCCACGCACGGGATTTTCTGGATCTGCGTGTATGTATTTTCCGTTTATAAACCCCTTTTTCCATTCCGCTTCCGTTGCCAGCGCCGCGCACTTGCTACAACAATACTGGATTGTGTCCAGATTGTCTTTGTCGAACACAACCCCTTCCCACGTCAGCGGCTGCAATTCCCCGCAATGCGGGCACGGCACGTTCCATTCCCCTTGTGAACTGTGCTGGTATTCTAATTCTATCCTGGAAGTGCCCTTGTTTCCCGGCGTGGACACATATACTTCCTTGCTGTTCCAGAAGGTTGTAAGCCGTTCGGATGCAAGGAAAAGCGGATCGCCCTCGGTTCCCGCCGTGGCCGGGTATCTGTCCACTTCGTCCGCCAGCAGCACT